GTACGCAGTACTTGTCCAGGTCTCGGACGAGTTGATCAACGATGCAGCGTTTGACGTTGCCGCGATGATCAGCGAAGCCGCTGGTCAGGAAATGGCGATTGCCCACGGCTCCGCCGCGAGCACCGCTGTTGTTGCTGCTGCTGGTACCGGTGGAACCGCCGCTGGCACCGCTGCTTACACCTTCGCAGAACTTGTTGCTCTGCAGTATTCGGTGAAGCAGCAGTACCGAAATGCCGCGAAGTCAGGCTTCCTGATGAGCGACACGGCTCTTGGCGCGATCCTTGGCACGACCTCATCGTCGTTGCCACTGTTCCAGCCAGGTGGTCAGGGTGGCGTTGATCGTCTCCTTGGCAAGCCTGTCTACACGGCTCCTGGCATTGCGGTCCCTGCGACCGGTGTCAAGGCTGTGTTGTTCGGTGACCTTGGTCAGATCAAGACCGCTCTCGTTGGCGGCGTGACCGTTGAGGCTTCACGCGAGTTCGCGTGGAACCTTGGCCTTGTCTCGTACAAGGTTCAGGTCCGTGGCGCAACTGGCCTTGCACAGTCTTCGGCTGTCAAGTTCCTCAAGAGCGCGTAATCAACTAGCTCGGCTAGTAGTGGGGATGGGGAGCCGCTTCGGCGGCTCCCCTGAACCGCAAGTAAGGAGAAACAAATGCTCGTTCGACTTTGCAAGCGACGCGGTGATCATCCGTCAGGGGCTTTCATTGATCTGCCACAGGCAGAGGCGGAGAGCCTCATCGGCTTTGGGTTGGCTGAGGCTATTGCAGATGTCGACGCAGAGGCACCAACGCGGCTCGTAGAGCGTGCCGCAGTCAAGACCAACATCAAGACAGCCACCCTGCCTACACAGACCGCCAGCGTGGCGGAAATCGTGGAGCCTGAGGCGTGAGCCTGACAGTCACGAACATCACCATCGGAACCACGGCAACTCTGATTGCCACAGGCTTGAACGGCCCATCGTGGCTGTACCTTCACGCACCAACCGGTGGCAACACCGTCTATGTCGGACCAAGCAATGTGACCACGGCGACAGGACTCGAACTGCCAAAGGGCGCGCTTCAAACATTCTGGCTTGCCGAGACTGACAAGCTCTACGGTATCGTCGCTACATTAACCCAACCGCTAATGACAATGCAGACAGGAGGCCGCTAAATGTCGTACGCAACACTGGCGCAGTTCAAGGCTGCGGTTGGCATTACCGACTCGACCGATGACACTGCGCTTCAGAATGTGCTGGACGCAACCGACACGCTGATCGACTTGTACTGCGACCGTAAGACAGGATTCGGCACAGCGACCGAGACGCGCTACTACAGCGCCGATGCCTACGACTATGTGCTGACCGATGATCTCGTCAGCGTCACGACGCTGACCACCGACGATCTCGCAGACGGCACCTATTCAACGACGTGGACTGCTGGCACCGACTTTCAGCTCACGCCTAAGAACTACGCACTGGACGGCTTGCCGTACACCGGTATCAGCCGCTCTGCCAAGTGGACCAAGAACTTCCCTAAGGACGTATTCCTTGGCGTGAAGGTGGTCGCCGTGTTCGGCTTCCCCAGTGTGCCAGCGAGCGTGGTTCAAGCAGAAATCATTCAGGCAGGTGCTGTCTGGAACAGCCGCACCGCTCCGTTCGGCGTGATCGGATCGGCTGACCTTGGTGGCATCCTTCGAATGAGCCGCGCTCTGCACCCAGAGGCTGCGCTGATCCTAGAGCCGTACCGCAATCGCGGTGGGTTGGCAGTCTGATGGCACTTGGTAATCGCTACGACTTGGAGATCAAGCAGGGCGCGACCCTCTCGTTGACTGCTACTTGGAAAGACTCTTCTGGTACAGCCGTCAACCTGACTGGCTACACGGCGCGTCTACAGGTTCGAGCAACCTACGATTCATCCGCCACGATTCTGAGTCTGACCAGCTCAGCCGGCATTACGCTCGGCGGAGCTGCTGGCACCATTGCAATCACTGCTAGTGCCACAACGACCGCTGCGCTGACTGCGCCGTGGTCAGGTGTCTACGATCTCGAGCTAGTCTCAGGAGGCGGAGAGGTCACGCGACTATTGGAGGGAACCGCGACCGTCTCGCCTGAGGTCTCTCGATGAGCGTAACGGTCACCAAGACCGAGCAGACGGTCACGGTCACGCAGAACAATCAGACTGTCACGCTGACTCCGGTCACGCAGACAATCACCCTTAGCGCCGCAGGGCCACAGGGCGCAACTGGCGCAACCGTCGTCAGCGTCGCTGTCGGCTCGACCACCACAGGTGCTGCTGGTACCTCCGCATCCGTTACCAACTCAGGTACGTCTACCGCTGCTACTTTCAACTTCACCATCCCACAGGGTATCCAAGGAGCAACAGGTTCCACTGGCGCCACCGGCGCAACAGGTGCAACCGGTGCAACAGGAGCCAAGGGCGACACTGGCGCAACAGGCTCAGCCGCTACGGTCGCTGCTGGTACCACGACGACAGGCGCGGCAGGTACCTCCGCAACGGTCACCAATAGCGGTACCTCAAGTGCGGCCGTGTTCAACTTCACTATCCCTCAAGGGATTCAGGGCGCGACTGGGGCCACAGGATCGACTGGCGCTACAGGAGCAACTGGCGCAGCGGCCACCATCGCTGCCGGTACCACGACTACAGGTGCCGCAGGCACTTCTGCAACAGTCACAAACGTCGGCACGTCAAGCGCAGCCGTGTTCAACTTTAGCATCCCTCAAGGAACCGCTGGTACCAACGGCACCAACGGTACCAATGGATCAGCCGCTACAGTGGCCGCTGGTACCACCACGACAGGTGCTGCTGGCACCTCCGCAACCGTAACCAACAGTGGAACATCAAGTGCGGCTGTGTTTGACTTTACAATCCCTCGCGGCAGCAACGGTACGAATGGCACCAACGGCACCAATGGTACCAATGGTGCAGCGGCGACTATCGCTGCTGGTACTACTACCACTGGCGCAGCTGGCACATCTGCAAGTGTCAGCAATAGCGGTACATCGAGCGCCGCTATCTTTGACTTCACAATCCCACGAGGAGCCACAGGCGCGACCGGCGCCACAGGCGCGACAGGTGCAACAGGCGCGACCGGCGCCACAGGCGCTGGAGTTCCAACTGGCGGTACGACTGGACAGGTTCTCTCAAAGATTGACGGTACGGACTACAACACGCAATGGGTGACAGGTGGCAGCGGCAGCGTCACGAGCGTGACTGGCACTTCGCCAATCACCACAAGCGGCACAACTGCCATCACGGTTGCTGTCAATGCTGGCTCAACCAGCGCGGCTGGCGTGCTGCAACTAACTGATTCAATCAGCAGCACCAGCACGACGACCGCTGCAACGCCAAAGAATGTAAAGACGGCCTATGACATTGCCACGGCAGGGTGGGAAGCGTTTACTTTTGGTACGGCTGGCATCGTCGCAACGCATCCACGATTCGTGCTATCAACAACTCGCACGACTGCATCTGGGACAATCTATCACAGCAAGATCGTTTCTCATAGAGACTTCACCGTTACCAACATTGCTTTTGTTAGCGCTGGAACAGCGGCATCGTCGGCAACACTTATTCGCTTTGGCATCTATACGCGCAGCGGCACCACCTTCACGCTCGTCGCTCGCACCGCATCAGACACATCAATCTTTGCCGCAATCAACACCAAGTACACTCGCGCACTAGACACGACAGGTGGCTACCCTGCAACCTATACAATGAACGCTGGCACCGAATACTTTATCTCGGTGATTCAGGTAGCGAGCACGACAGCGTTACTTCTTGCGGCAACGGATCGTCAAACTCTTGCAGCAAATACGACAACAGGTGGACAACTCTACACCGAAGCCTCAAAAACAGATCTTGTGACTTCGTCGACAGGAGCACTTAGCACCAACGGCGGCGGCGTGTATGCGGAGGTATCCTGATGCCAGTGATCACTGAGCCAGCCTACCTAGACGAGCAGACTGGTATGCTCGTTGAGATCGTCCGAGACTTAGAGACTGGCGAGATTATCGGCAAGAATGAGCGGATGCCTCAGGAGGCCCCAGAGTGACTGACCTAACAATCCTTGATGCCATTGCTGATCAACTCGCCTCAGTCAATCCGCCTGCCGGATACACGCTGCGCAAGGTCTATGCCACTCCGCCAGAAGGCTTACCTGTCACGCCTGCAATCGTGCTCTTCCCAGGCGACGACACGATCACGATTGGCAATGGGAATCGCTCAACGGTGCTGACCGTCGCCATTCGCCTATACCTACTCCCAATCCCACGGATGGATGAAAAGTACCGCGACCTCTATACGTGGCGCGCGTGGCTACGTACAGTCTTCGACGGAGCTGTGACCATTAGTGGAAATGCAGTTCAAGTCGCAGTCACCGGTACTACACTCGGCACAGATACGTATGCTGATCAGGATTACCTGACGGTTGAGGCAACTGCGGAAGTCACGGTCTATGACACCGTGGCATTCACCGCGTAGAGCAAGGAGTAAACGATGGCAACCTATGGCGCAAAGGCTCTGACGCGAATCGCTGTTGCGTCGCAGGCTAACTTCGGTACAGCAGCTTCAATCGGAACTGCTCTCGGCGAGATCCTCTTCAATGACACGATTGGCTCACTCGATCTCGGCATTACCGTTGATCTTGGCGAGACCATTTCCGTAGGCAAGCGCACCGCCATTCAAGCGAGCCAGCCAACCATTGTTGCAAAGCAGCCAATCCTGACCATTGCTCAGGCTCCTGCTTCGCTGCGTACGCTTCCAATCATCTTTGACGCGATTGGCGCTACGACCTCTGGCGCAGGCCCATACACGTGGTCCTGGTCGCCAACACAGGGCGACGTTGACACCCTGCTCTTCGAGTCGTTCCTTGTCACCGATGGCGTGCAGAAGTATTTGATCCGCGATGCAGTACCAACCGAGATCACGCTGTCGGCTGACGCCAACGGCTTGGTCCAAGCTGGTGCAACCTTTGCTGCGACGGTCGCCGCTACCTCGGCGCTCTCATTCCCAACGGCAATTCCAACCAATCAATTCTTGCCAGGACGCCTAATGAAGCTGACGACGACGACGACCTTCCCTTCAAAGGCTGCCGTATCTCCAACCGCGACAGACTTTTCTTCGATCTACAACTTCAACC